ACTGCTACAACGAATTTATTGTTTGAGTTTGTTATACCCTCTATATATCCACCAGCAGTATTCATCTCTAAATCTCTAGCAATACCACCAGTAGGTAAAAAGTATCTCCACAAATAACTTTCAGATGAACTCTCTTTTATGCCACAGTACACACTATCTCGTGTAACAAACATAAAATGTGGTGTTGGGTCCACACCATCTATAACCCATTCTTTTACTAACTGTCTGTTAGCTAGTATATATAAGTTATCTGCAACTGTAAGTTCTGCTCTATAGAACCTACCAACATCTCTACCTTTTTCTTTTGTACCAAAAAATACTAAACCCTCTGTAGCAGCAATAGAATGTACTTCTTCAAAAGGTATTACTGTTTGTCCTTTAAGTGAATAAACTCCATCATCTTCTTTTATAGAATAGATATCACCATTAGTAGAAGCTGCAAGAATAACTGCACCACCATCTGTAACTTGTGATATGTGATGTGTGTCCTCAAAACTAAATAAAGCATCATTATCTTGTAAGTCTGATGAACTCCAGGTCTGACCAAATGGACTAATTGCCCATACTCTTTCAAGTTCTCCATCATCACCAGATATAATCAATACACCTTTTACAAACCATACACCAGTAAGTCCTGCATTAGATGATTGGTCAGTTGTTCTCTCGTGCCAGGTAGTACCATCAAACTCTATAAGTTCTGAACCAGATGTACCATCAGCAGTAGTTAAGAACAGTCTGTTACCTACAGCAGCAATACCAGTAAAGTTGTAATTTATTGTAAGTCCTGTACTTACAGCAGACCAGGTATCACCATTGTCTGTAGATTTGTATATGACTGCTTGGTCTGTTACATACAAATCACCATTAGTTGTTTGTGCTAAGTAGTTATTGGTGCCACTAAAATTTATACCCTCATCTTGTGTGGTATGTAGTAGATGTACATTGTATGAAGTAACTTCATCTCCATGAAAAACATCTACACCTTTACTATCCCAAAACCTAGAAAAATCTACTTCTGTTGAGTTCCTTCTATGTGCTTTATCTAAACCACTACCACCAGAGAAATCTGTCCTGGAGTATATTTGACCGAACTCCTGTTGGAAATCTTCTGGAGTTTCGTTGGTGTTTATAGATTGTGCCTGGAGTTGTGCAGTATTAATACTCATCTGTCGTCCAGGACCAACAGCAAACCTTAGAAATAAATCATCTAAGTTAGCTTCAAACCCTTGTGCTTCGGGTTGTGTGGTATTACTTGGTGAAGGTAATACAGCCATTATCCACTATAGTTTATGTTCATTATTGATACTGGAGCTGGATACAAAGAACGTAAGTTACCTCTAGCTTCATCTATTAATAGTGACCTTAGTCGTAGTAATGCATTCCTTAATCTCTCACCAGAACCAACTGGATAATTTTCTGCTGCTAATTTTTCTGTAATAAACTCTTGTGTTGTGGCATCTATATCTGTAGCACCTACAATATCTGCTACTGCACCAACCATAACTATTTGCTGGTACTCATCTTCTAACAAACATGTTGTAGATAAATCATCTGTCTCTGCAGATGGTCTTACAAATTTTCTTTTAACAACTAAATAAACTGTCTTACCATTAGATGTGTTGTAAAACTGTACAGCTGTATTTGTAGTAGATGGTGGAAAGTTCTTTAACAATTCAATACCAGCTGAAGTGTATTGTTCACCACTAGCATTCTGTACATAGGAAGATAATACTTCTACTGTACTTTCAGCTACTTCTTGATATGTAGAGTTTGCTGTAGTTGTAAGTGTTGTTACGTTATATAGAGTTGGATACAGTCTTACAATATTATCTGATACTGCATCAAATACTGATTTACGTGGAAATGTTGGATTAATTGTTATTGTTGCTTCATCTGCGTGTGCAGCTGCAGTTGTACCAGTATGTCCTCTTGCTATTGTTAATGTTCTAGTAGAAGTGTTAGCTGCTGTAACTAACATAATCTCCTGGTCAACTTCTACTAAAGCACCATTACCTAATAGGTTCTCTTCTTCTGCAGAAAACAATCCAGCTTCATAAGTTAGTGTTGTTGCTGAATCTGTAATAGCACCATCTAATCTAGAGAACGCTGCTAAATCATCTGGTTTATTTAAAAAATCTCTGTAGATTCTATCTACTAATGTACTTACTGCTGCCATATATCTTATATTACTAGAGGGAGAAGTATTTATCTCCCTCTAATAAATATACTATCTAACTACTTATTAGGAAGTAGATAGGTTTGTAATTTTGCCATGGAATTGCTCTGGACCATATTCCAAACCAATCTCTCCATAAACTTGGAACTTGTAAGCTGCTCCAGATTGAGCTAAAGGCTCAACGAAGAAGTGTCCTTTTCCTGGAATATCCAAGAATACTGGCTTACAGAACGCAAGGTCAGCAATAATGATGTCATCAGCTGGTAAGTGTCTGTCATAAACAATACCGATTTGACCGAAGTCAGTTTCGATTGTTGTTATGTTTACACCACCAATGCTTCTATCTCTTGGTGCAAGTGATAATGCACTTGAGTAGATTGATGATAATTGTTGCTTTTGGAAAGCGTTAGCAAAGATAACTGGTTGCTCAAAAGGCGCACCGTTATCTGCCATTGATTTTAACAATGAATCAACTTTAGCTTGGTCTAAGTCAGCTGCAGCTGCTGCAACTTCGTTAGTAGAGATAGCTGCAAGCATACCTCTTGTTTTTCTAGCTGTTGATACATCTGTATCTGCAACATAAGTACCTTGCAAGAAAGAGAACTCAATGTCTCTAGCTGCTCTTTTCATAGCCATATCCAATTGGAAAGCTAATTCATCTTGTACTGGTTGGTTTCCTAAGATGGATTCTCCACTTAAGTTACCTGTTGCTGCTTGTTTTGTATATGATACGTTTACACCATACTGCATGATTTGTGTTACGTTAGTAACTTCGCTTCTGCTTCTTTCAGCATATGTTGGGTCTGCACCTTCTACAGCTGCTGTTTGAGCTGCTGCTGCATTATCAACTGTTTGCCATGTGAATTGCTTAGAAGTAACTGACTTACCTCCAGTCATTCCACCAATAGCAGAAAGGAATGGTGTATCGTTTGGAGTTACATTAAATAACTCACCCACGTAATTCGGGAGGTCATAAGAGTCTCCCATTCCGCTTACTGCACCCATTTAAATCTCCTTTACTATTCTTTTCGGGTTAATGCTTTTAATTTATCTGCTTTGAGATTAGCGCTAGTTTGCCAATCACCATCTGCCTGCGCTTGAGCAATCTGGTCATCTAATGAAACTGGCTCTACAGGAACTGATGCTTCAATAACAGTGTCTAAATTGTCTTGACTAGAAACAACTCTTTGTCGCTGCAATTCTTCTTGGGTTGGTTCAGCTGGTGCATCTCCCCATCCATATTCAGATGCGAATTGTTTAATTGCGTCAGCTTGTAACTCACCTTTATACAAGTCTTTTAATGCTTTACCTGGACCAGTAGTTGGGTCAAAGCCAGCATCTTTGATAGCGTTAGCCATCTGTACTGATTTATATTCCTTCTCTATTGATTCAAGTTCTTTAATGCGTTCACGCATTTGCTTGATAGCATTATTATCTTGTGTCTCTTCCACTGTATTCTCTACTTCGTTTTCCATTTATATCTCCTACTCCAAGTAATACTATTAACTGCATCATCCTTGGGTTTATGATGCGATAGGCGACAAAAAAATAATTAAGAATAACGAAAATTGCCAGCCACTTTAGGCTATTCAGATACTAGGCGAATTTAATACGCAGCTTACACGCCAGATATAAGCTGGAGAGTGCAGCATCCATTTATAATCGGAGACGTCCGCAATCCGATAATATAATTATATACTATAAAAATAAAATAGTGGGTTTTTTACACCCACTATTTTTATATTACGTACACGAAAGGAAGGTTATATCTAGTCCATTGCTGGAAAAGAATCCTTAAAAAAATTATAACACAAAAAAAAACATGTAACCTTTTTTTTATCACGTAGTCTAATTAGTGTAAGCGACAGAGAGGAAAACATGTACGGTGCATTTGATACTGTTGAAGAGTATGAAGCATTTGTAAAAGATGGTGACTGGTTTATAGATACAGAATCACCAGAGTATTGGAAGCAATTAATTGAGAATGCGAAGGAGGGTAAGTAATGGCTAAATATAAAGAGTTTGATAAAGGTGATTTATCTAAAAACGAATTACTAAAAGATAACTCGTATAACGATATTACTTATTCTATATTGGGTCACCAGCTTGATACAATCTGGTGGAAGCAAATTAACCATGAGAAGCTATCTACTGGTGAAGTTGGTAGCGGTTATCAAATTGATTTTGTAGATGGGACTCAGCTTAAGTTATCTACCTTACAGTTATTCAGTATTATCAATGATTTTGACTTGACAAATATTGAAACTCATAGATGGACATTACATGAGCTAGATGCTGATACATGGAAGGGTAAAGTAAGAGAAGAAGAATTTTACATAGATGTTCATGATTCCAAAGTGTATGTAATGGAGGAAGAATAATGTCTTGGTTTATTAATATAGATAATCTAGTTGTTGACATAGAGAACATTGAGGACTTACAAGATATGAGACGAGTCTTTTATGTAGCTTCTAAGAAACTAGGAGAGTTACAATATATAGATAAATACGAAAGGAGACATAATGTTTAGTTGGCAGGGACTAATATTATTCTTAGGTGCATGTTACGGTATCTACTTGACAGGAGTTCTGTTAAGAGAACTAACTAACGATGCTAAAGAATCTATTGCTATCTGGTTAGACGATAGAAAAAACAAATAGTTTAAAGCAAAGCCCCGACTGTTTTTGTGTTTTCCAGTTGGGGTTTTTGCTATTGTTCCTGGATACCAGTAACTCTAGAACCTCTTCTAGCTGCACCAGCAACTGGAGAGAATAAAGACCTCTCTTCTTCTTCTAATCTTTGAATGTTAGCTAACACGTCTGGGTCCTGGAATACAACAGCTTGTGTAAATTCTTCTAAGCCAATTCTCTCTTCAGTTTCTAAACCTCTTCTAGCTTGTAGTTCTTGTAGTCTAGGTAAGTCTCTTGAAGCTGCAGTATATAATTGTCTAGCTTGTTGCTGTGTTAATCCAGCTTTTCTTAATCCTTCTGCTTCTGTTCTTGTTATAGCAAAGCCAGCTCTTGCAGCTTCACCACCAATTTGTGCAGCAGTAATTCTACCTTCAATAATCTCTTCACCTATTGAAGGGTCCAATGCTCCCATGAATATAGCTTCTGGTGTTAAGTCAACATTGTAGTTTGTAGAGAAAAAGTTTTGTACTCCTTGAATGTTATCTACAATACCTTCATATGCTGCGCTTACTCTTTGTTGAAACTCTCTAGCAGATACTTCACCTTCTAATAAACTTACAAATCTATCTGCTAATAATACTCTTGATGTTTGTTCTGGTATTCCATACTCCTGGAGTGTCCCAATATAAGATTGCTCTAACGCTTTATAAGTATTCTCGTTATACCTAACTTGTCCAGTAGCTGGATTATAGTTACCTGGAAACTCTGTTCTGTACTCTTCTGTCTGCCTAACTTCTTGTATAGCAGTAGTAGGATTACCAGACTTTGCCCATTCGGTTGCAAATAAATTAAGCAGCTCTGGTGACAGTTGTGGATATAAAGATTGTGCTTCTTCTAAATACGTAGCCATTATTGATTAACTCCTAAGTTTGTTTCTACAGAACCAGCAGCTCCACCTAGTGCTTGCTGCAGCGCTTGTGTAGCTTCTACTGTAACTTGTGATATGTTTTGTTCTAAACCTTTACTTCTAAGTATCTCTTGTCCTTGTTCATAATTGTTAGTAGCTACCATATCTTGCCACCAACCTTGTGTCTCATCAGCTTCTTGACCCCACATACTTCTAGTCATGCCACGCCAAGGTGCAGCAATGTCATCATATGTAAGTTCTGGATTAGTGTAATTAGGAAACAAAGCTAATCTAGATTGCTTCAAACTATCAATTAATGCTTGCTCATAGTCTGGATTGTTTCTCATTCTTCCAGCCTTCTCTGATACTTCTGTATCTGTTAAGCTGCCAAAGATTGGTCCAAGATATTGTGTATATAGTTTCTTAACTCTATCTTCTTGTTCAGCACTTCTATCTAGTCCACCAAGTCCAGCTGTATTTATGTATGAAGTAAAGTCTGCATCTCTTACACCAGTTCTAAATGGGTCTGCAAATAAAGCTAACTGTTCTGTTGTATATGCTTCGGACCATTGTCCAGATACCCACTTGTTTGCTATCCATGCAGATAACGCATCTGGTGCGCCTAACTCTTGATTTGTTTCTGGGTCATATCCACCAGATACACCAGCAGCTTTTAGTGCAGATGCTACTTGTATCTTGTAGTCATTAGCTTTTTGTCTAGCTGTGCCTGGGTCTTTGTAGTATTCTCTTAGCCAATTACGTTCTGATTCTGTATGTGTCTTGTACCAATTAGTACCAAACCATTCTGATTCAGTTACATCTCTGTTTTCTAACGCAGCTTCAGCTAATACTTTTACTGAATCTGGGTCTAATAACCAAGGTTGTATAGTTGCTTCTTGTGCTAAGTTCTCTGCAAAAGAAGTAAACGGATGTAGTGGTTGACCATCTGGACCATTAGCTGGAAGGTCTGCGCTATTACCAGCTATCACTCCCATCAAATCTAAATCATCATTACTTAACATTGCATTGATATAGTAATCTTGTCCTGGTGTTACAATTCCAGCTTTGATTGGGTCATTGTATCGTACTTCATAAAACATAAATATTGTGCTGCCTTCATATAACTCACCAGCTCCAGGGACTGCATATCTTAAATACAACTGTCCTTCTACATCTACTAAATCAGCACCATCTGGAATATTGTTAAAGACATTTTTATTAGGATTCATACCTCGTTCACCTGGAGGTGGTTCACCTCCTCCACCACCACCTGTTTCTCCACCTGTTTCTCCACCTGTTTCTCCACCTGTTTCTCCACCAGTTTCTCCACCAGTAACAACCTTATCTACAACTGATTCTATATACTTTGTTTCTTCTTCTATCTGTCCTCTAAGGTCTATAGCTTCTTGAGACTCTACACCAGCAACTAAATCTGCTGCTCCTGGTATCAACAATTCTGTATCTTGTTTAAAATCTACTTCACCAAGTATTCCAGTCTCTACATAATTTCTAATATATTCTGTTTCTTTTTCTTCTAATGTTCTGACATCTACATTTGCAGGCGGATTTGCTTTCATCTTTGCAAATTCCAACGCCTTCTTTACAGCTGTTTCATCATTTAATAATCTTTTAGCTTGTGCAAATGTAGGAGGAGGAGTAACTTCTTTCACTGCAGAAGCTAATGCAGCATCTACTTGCGGTGCTGGCTCACTAGCACTATCAATAATGCTTTTAATAATTGCTTCTGATAAATCTAATTTTCTAGTTAATGCAAATATTTGAGAACCAGTTAACTTATTTTTTTTAGCGTACTCTCTTAAATCAGCAATACTTTGTATATCGTTATAATCCATTAAGTTCTTTCCTTAATTTATTGTACTTCATTTAATCTTTATTGTCCGATGTTATACCACGTAATCCTTTAAATAAAGTATCGTAGAATGGTTTTGTCAATTTGTATGTAATAGAATATTTATCATCTATCTTTCCGAAGTTATCAAAGAAATCTACATCTTTATCTATAGCTTTAGTTGCAGCATTAGCCACATCTGCCGCTAATACTAAGGTTTCATAGAACGCTAAAGCTGCTGCTGCTGGTCCAGTAACAGAAGCTGCACCGTACTTTGTACCTAATTTAGCTAAACCTTTTTCTATAACTTCTTGACCTACGTCTAACTTACTAAGATTATTTAACACTTTAGATGCAAATTTAGGTTTAGTTTTAGTAATCTCATCTGCTTTTTTAATAGCTTCTTGTCCATGTGTATTGATAAATAAGTTTCTAGCTTGCTGTAATGTAGGCTTTTTAGCTACTGGTTCTGCTTCTGGCAGCTCTACAGTTAATCTAAAGTTCTGATTATCTAGTGGTTTATCTACTAAAGCATTTACTAACTTTGTTACATCTTCATCTGTTGTGCCTGGAGCTTTCCACATTTCTAGTGTGTCGCTTGTATCAACTAAGTTAATTACAGATAAAGGAACTAAACCACCTTTTCTTTTACTATATACCAGCATATCAACACCTACTTTGTTTGCTATAGATGCAATGTTTGCAGCTGGTGTCATATGGAATCTACCTACTTTGTTAAGTGATATATCTGGTGCTTTTAATAATGTTGCATCGTCTGCAAACTCCATTGGTATTTGTCTTAAAACACCGTCTGGTAAAACTTTAGGTTCATAACCAACATCAAATTTTTTATCCATATATTCATTGACTGGTATGTTTGCAGCATAATCATACTTTTGTGGTAAAAATATTTTTTTTTTTTTTTCATCTCGTACTACTGTACTTAGTGTTCTCATATAATCACCCATAGCAAAGATTGCACGTTCTTCTTTTTTTTTTTTTTTTTGATTTATTCTCCAGAAAAAATCTGCATCTCTCTTTAAATATGAGTTATATCTTGTGTTTAAAAACTCTTTCATATTGTCTTGCATAGATTTCAAGGTATTCATAGTCATAGTTTTATTTCTAGTAACTGGTATATTTTCTAAATCTTCTATGTTTCTAAATCCAGGTTTTACTTCTTGTGTTAGTTTGTCTATTGCTGCTATTTGTTCTTTAGGTAAATTTGTTAAGACGTTTAATATATCTGTATAAAGTGCAGTTTCAACTACAACACCTCTAGTTATTGTTCCTACTTTTGCCCAGGTCATATGTCCTATAAGTGTCCTACCTATATCAAACACTTGCTGCTGCGCACCTACAATATTTGAAAACTTACCATCTTGTAATTGTTTAGCAATATCTAATGGAGTTGCATTAGGCTGCTTAGATAGTTTTTTTAACTCATCTATAGATTGGTCTATAGCGTTAGTTAATCCACCATTAGCTTGTTCAAATAAACTTAATCCATGAGCATCTACACCAGAATCAGCTATTCTCCTTACAGTTCCAGATATATCTTCTTCTAGTTCTATTAAGTTTGTTAAGGCTTTTCCTATGTTTTTTTCTGCATCTAGTGGATTTTTTTCTACAAAGATATCTGTTAAAAAATCTTCTGTTCTTTCCGCTACATCAAAATGTGTATTACCTAATACTCCAATACCGCCTAATAAATCATCTATAATCTTTTTATCAAACTCTTGCGGATTTATTTTTAGAAAAGAAACTAAGTCATCATAAATATTTAATAACTGTTTTAAATCTTTTATCTCATAATTGTTTTTATAGATAATACCAGGGTCATAGTTACGTAAATAATCAATAGACCTTCTTGATATGTCTAGTGGTAATGTTACTGCTGTAGCGGCAGCAGCAGTCGTAACTATATCCTCTTCTTCCATAGCTACGTTTTACTTGTAAATATCTTTTTATATCTGTTTCTTTTAGCTGCGTGGTTTAAAAAATATAATCTTTTTTGTTCTGCATTGGTCATCTGTTCTATGGGTTTCATTCTATTGCATCCAATACATCTTGCATTGTTATAGATTCATCTCTATTAACTTGTGTCTTAACTTGTGTTACGTTTTCACTTCCAGCTTGCTGTGGAACTTGTGCTTCAAAATCTAAGTTTCTAGGTACTAATGCAGATATCAACTGTGCAGCATATTGTTCTGCTGGATTAACAGTTGGTCCTAAATTATCTTGTTCCATCTGTACATTAGGTTCTATAGTTTGTTGTTCTGATTGTTGTATGTAACTTTCAACTGTTGGATTAGAAGCTGTCTCTAAATTATCTTCATATTTACCTAATACACTATTAACATACTCCTGGACATTAGGTCCAAATCCTTCTATGTTTCCTATATCACCAACAGAATCTATACCTAACTCTTTAGCCTTCTTAGCTCTAGCTGGTCCAGCATACCAAGCAACTGCTACTAAGTCCCAAGAACCATATGTGTTGTAATATTCTGTGAACTTATATGCAGCTACGATATCTTGCATCTCTGGTACTTTCCAATTAGCACCAGCATATCCAGCTTCTTCTGCCCACTTATCCCAGTTAATATCTAAGATACCGTAAGCACCTAATGCTTGAACTTGTACTGGTTGTCCATCATAACCAATAATTGTTGTAGGCTTATGCTTTAGCTGATAGTTACCACCAGCATTCTCTTGCTCTCTAATTGATTCCATAAAAGCGATTAATTCTTGTGACATATTATGCTGGTCTCCCACTGATGGCATTAAGAATAACAGACCTAGTATTGCGTGCAGAATAATTTTCTCCTAACCTAGCTTTTTCATTTACTAAGAGTTCATCTATGTTCTCTCTCATTCTACTCGTAGGGTCTATCTGTGTAAGACCTTGGTCACTTATTGCTTGCTGTACATTGTCAGCAGCATAATTACCATATTGTCCTGCGAGTAAATCTTCACCAGTAAATGCTGGTTGTGCTTGTGCTATCTGTCCTAATTCTTTTGATTGATTGTATGCAGCTTCAGAATCTTTATATAACTGGTTAGCAAGTAGTTTTAATTCATATGGAGAAGGGTCTCTGTTAACTTCTCTTGCGTAGTATGACTTAATTGCTTGTGCATTCGTTGCTGGGTCTTGTGGTAAAAACACGTCATCATCTGGTATTGTTGGTACTGGATTAGCTACAAATTCTTTTAATGTACTTCTCCAGGCAGCACCATTCTGCTTTTCTGCTTCTGTAACACCAGCTCTATTAGCTCTAGCCAATACAAAAGTAAATGCTTGTTGTGTTGGTCCATCCCATTCTCCAGGTAAAAATCCAGCACCTACGTTTAATAACTTAGCATTTATTAAATCTGCTTGTATTCCAGCAATCTGTTCTTCTTCTAAACCAGCAAATAAATTTACTAAATCTGATTCTGTATAAAAATCTGTAGCAGATTCTCTTGGTGGAATGTAATTAGCTGGTACTCCTAATAATGCTTCGGCACCACCATACAATCCAAACTGCTCACCAGCTGCTGCTAGTGCTGCATCATCTGCACCTATAGTTGTAATATCTGTACCAGATGTAGCAAAATCTACTATATATTCTGGTATCCCGTATGCAATTAAATATTTAGCTGCTTCATCTACATTATTAGAACCGAGTATTTCTATTCTTTGGTCAGTTGTAATACCTATCTTATTCTGTCCTAGCGTAGCGCTATCATTGACTTGGAGTATTATCGTTTGTACTCTGTCTAAAAATTCATCAACTGTCATATATTCCTTTTAATAATTCTATATCTTCTTCCGCAGCTTGTAACTCTCTTTCAAAGATTTCTTTAGCTAGCGGTGCAAACTCTGGGTTAGTAACCAGTATAGCTTTCATTTTATCTCTTAATGCATTTCTATATGGTGCTAGTGCGTTAGCTTGTCTAAATGAGGTTTCCTTATAACCTAAATTTTTTGTTTCAGCAATAACTCTGTCTCTAAATTGTAAGTAATCTTTTAGACCTTCTGCTGCTGGATTGCCTACTAATGGTGATTCTAATGCGTATGTAACTGGATTAATCCAAGTATATAGCTCATCAATTAAATCATCTATCTCTGGTTTTGTAGGTATATAATCTATGCTTCTACCATATCCAGGGTATCTCATAGCTATCTCTGCTTTTTTATTTAACTTAGCTTGATTAGATACATTGTCATTTTTAGTAAGTAATCCATTCTTCTTTAAAAAGTTTTCATATTCTATATTTCCTAACAAGATATTCTTTGCCTGGACCCATTGCTCTGGTGTTCTTGGTACTCTATCACCACTCAATAACTGGTTATAGTATTGTTCGTACATAAACTCTGAATCAGTTTCATCTATTAAGAATGCATATGTTAGATTGAATTTCTCTACTAACTCTGGATTAGCTCTTTCCCATGCAGCACCATCTTCTGTTACTGGTCTTTTTCTAACTGTAGATGTTCTACTTGTAGCTATAGCAACTGGGTCAAAACCAAATCTATCTGTAAATACTTTTACTGCAGTAGAACTATCTTGTACAGAGTTAGATATATTTCTATACTCTTCTGCTAATGTCTCAAACAAGTAAAACTGTCCAGTATCGTCTGATATTTCATACTTAGGACTTACAATTCCCGATGGACCTAATGCTTGTGAGATGCTTCTAATAATAAATATTTTTCTTGCATAATCACCAGCAAGTTCAATACCAGCATTTACACCTTCTGGAGTACTGTCATCAATCTGTCCAGCATATATCAATGCTTTGTAAACATCTATCTGTGTATTAGCAAACTGTCTTTTAGCGTCAGCTCCTCCTACTTCAAAAGCTGTTCCTAATTTCTTTAACCACGATGGTGCTGGAGTAATAGAACTTAATATTTCTGAAGCTGAACCTACTCTAGGAGGTGAAAAATCACCAAACAATAATTGTTCTTCCCATTTACCAGGACGAAATACATTAAAGTATTTATTTATTATTGCAGCTGGAACTGTAATAGTTGGACCAAAACCAGGAACTATATTGCCAGCTATGTTTAATGACGATGCAAATACTGGTAGATTTACTTTGACACCATTTTCTTCTAAGTCTTTAAACATAAACTTCTTAAGTAAACCTTCACCTGGATAACCAAATAATTCTTCTCCAGTATTAGGGTCTTTGTAAAAGAATCCTTTTTGTCCTTCGTCATCAAATATTGGGTTAGGTTCTTTTGCAGATTGTACAACTTGTTGCACTCTTCTAAGTGGTCGTCCACCTTCGTTCTTAACTAATCTACCCCAAGTTGTAAATATTTCTAAGTATGCTTCACCGAATGGAAACAATGCTCTTGTTGCATTACCTAATCTTGTTTTAGTAGTTACATCATATAACAACTTTTGTGTCTCTGATAGTGCATGTGCAGAGGAAACTTTATCTATAATCTTTATGTCATTTATTCCACCAGTAACACCTTTATAAGATTTAAGCTGCTTTAATATTTTTTGTTCTCTCTTAGTTCCAGTAGCTAAACCAGCTTCTTCAGCTTGCTTTACAACTTGCTTTAATGTTTTAGCGTTTAAATGCTGCGCAAAGTCTGATACCTTATTCCAATAATGAAACTTAAATGCTGGCGCTCTAGATAGTTTTCTAGTAGGTACAGTCATAAGCTGGTCAAACATTGTATCTACAAAGTCATCTAGTATTCTCGTTTGTTTTGATATAGAGTTCTTTAACTCACCTCTAGCTTGTTCTGGTAAAACCTTAGTATATTTTTTAACAAAATCTTTTTTTAACTTATCTTGATTTTTTCTTAGCTGTGTAGTTATTGATGTGTATTCTTCTGGGTCTAACTCACCAGCCCAATACTTTTTCAAATCTACATTTTCTAATCCTACTAACTCTTCAGCAGACATCTTTTCATCTGCTAATGCTTTTAATAAATCTTCATTACCATTTTCATCAATCCAGTTTCTAGCTAATCTAGGCGCACCAGCTGGTGTAGTAGTAAATACTTTACCACCAGTAGATTGTGCTAACGCAGCATTGACATAATGTACAAACTCTTCTGCTTTAGCTGCTCCTGGTCCGCTATTAAAACCAGCACCGTTAAATGAATGTCCTTTAGAACCAGTAACTTTTCTTATGTGTTTATTAAGTGCATTACCTTGTGTTTGTGATTCTTTTATAATTGCAGCTAACATTTTTTTTCTTTTACTTGGAATTGTTTCTAACTGAACTTCAGCAAGCCTTCTAGATAATGGGTCAAACTTGTGCTGCATAAAGTTTCTAAAGGTAGCTTCTCCCCATGCTCTTTTGTTTTCAGAACGTGTAACTGTAGTAAACTCACCACTCTTACCCCATCCTTTACGCATAACAGTAGGGTTAACTGTTGCTTCTAAAAACTGTGCATTATCTTCAAATGTACCCATTAAGGTATTAGCTGATTCTCTTTCTTTACCTATAGCTCTAGCAATAAAATCTGCTGGATGTGATATAACATTTGTTACACCAGATGTAGCTAACCTTAATTGTTCTTCTGCTATAACTCTTACTGTCCAGGCAGGTCTTAATAGCACTAATGGTTTAAACAATGAACCGTAATACCAATCTAAAAATCTACGTGCGCTTTGTGACGAACCTCCCATAAATATCTTAGAACCTATAGCACCAAAACTTTTATCTAGTGTTTTAGCAGCTCTAACCATATCTAGTGGATTAGGTAATACTATTTCATCTGCAAGTTGTGTAGCTGTTAACGGGTCTAACAATTCTTCTACATTATTTAATTTACCACCTTGCAACTTTGCTAAGGTTTGTGTAATTGGTAAGTTTTTACCTTCTGAATCTATACCGAAACTTTTTAATATACCTTTTTGTTTTTGTGCGTTACCTACGAATGCTGCTTGTACTTCTAATCCTTTATCTATTAAGTCTGCTTGAAACTGTGTAAGTTTCTCTCTACCACCTAATGCTTTTGTAACTTGTTGTTTCATACCTTTACCAGGTGCAGATAAGAACTTAACTAATAAATTAGCTGTTGCTGTTGGTGAATCTGCAGCATTAAGTGCTTTTATAGAGTCACTAATAAAATCATTTCTTACTTTTGTTCTAGTTGCTTCATCTAAAGAAGTAGTAGATAAACGTATAAACCTATTTAGTTTTACTAATGCATCATCTTGATTTTTTGTAACTAACCTTGTACCGTATGTTCTCTCTAACATTCCAGTTAAGTTATTACCTTTTGACTTTATTGTTGGTACTACATTCTTTGTTGATTCAATTAATAAGTTTTTCTTAATAAGGTTTTCTGTAAGGTCAGCATCTATTTCTTCAAATGTCTTACCTTTGTTTTTTATTTTAAATTTTTCTAACTCATCATAAAACTTTACATTGTCAATATTATTTTTAGATGTAGCCATTATGTCTGTTGTTGAGTTTTCCCATAAATATTTTTTAAATCCTACACCAGCTTTACCAGATAAAAACTCCTGGACAGTAGGGCCAAATACAGTTTTTCTAGCACCAGACAGCAAACCAGTATTCTCAAATACTTTAGCTAAACCAGTTAAGTTTTCTAATTCACTAAATGTACCTCTAGCTTTTTGTGCTTTACTTATTCCAAATCCTAAAACAGATATTGGGTCTAAAAATATCTGTGCAATAATATCTATCGTTCCAGTCATATACTTGTAAGCAGCTGTACCAGGCTCTATAATTTCATCTACTGGTTTAAATAAATACCTACCAACTGTAACAGTAGGGTCTAAACCAGCTTCTTTAAATCTCTCTGCTCTCTCACCAACAAATTGTATTTGATTAGCTTTTTTCTTTTGTTCTTCATAAATACTTACACCTAATACATTATCTCTAACAAACTCTCTAGCTGTAAGTGGGTCAACACCAGCTGCTAATAAATTTTTATATTCTGGTGTAGTTGTTGGGTCTGTAGTTCCTAAAAACCATCCTTGACCCAAATCTACGTCTTGTCCAGCAGCTTTAGCAGAGTCTATCTCACCAAGTAGCGTAGCCTTACTTTTATCTCTAGCTTCTTCGTGAGACATACCTTGTTGTCTGCCTTCTAAATATCTAACACCTCTAGGTGCTGCTGATTCCCATAAGTTTTGAAAACCTATAAATGCACCTCTAGTTGCTTTTCTTACAGCATCAGATAATTTACCAAAGCCTCCTTCTTCTTTTGCTATAGCTTCTTTAATAACTATCTGTTGTAATCTTGGGTCATCTGCAGCAATACCTAATTTAACTGCACCTACTAAAGAACCTTTACTTATTGACGGATATCTTGTAACAATAGCAGCAGCTCTTTTAGCTTCTTCTTCGTTTACTGGTGATGGCGCAGCTGCTTTACTTATTGCACGTTTTGTAGCTGAATCATCTTGGAACGATGCCGCATCAAAAATACTGTACGACATGTTAACCTTTTAAAATATTTGCTAAGAGTGGGTCACCAGTTAAATCAAAAAACTTTTGTATTAAGTTTTCTGTAGTTTCCATTGAGTCATCTGCACCTACTCCTGGACCAAATGGTAATCCATCTTCTACTGGTCTCATCGGTTGGTCTGTAGTTCTAAATACACTTTGTTGTAATGCATTGTTTAATGCTTGTCCAGGTGTTTGTCCTGGTACTGGTGCAGGAGTTGGTGTAGGTTCACCTAAATTTAAATCTTGCACTTCGCTATTAAGAGCTTTAAGAGGTTCCTTCTCACCGTATGTCATTCTTGTTTGGTCTATGTAGTTATTAGATGCTGGCTTTACAGCATTATTTCTTTTAGTAATTCTCGTAGCCATCTTCATCACCTTCTTCTAAATTAATTATCTCTGTTACAAAATAAGTTGTAATAGTTCTAGGAAACCTTTTTAACTTTTGTATCTGTAAAAAATGTTCCATAAGAATGTCATCACCTTCTTCGTCAACATCCCATAAACTATTATCTACAATATCTTCAAACTCCATCATACAATACCCAATGCTTGTTGAATAGAAGGAGCGGGTCCTGTGGTGGTTGGACCCTCACCTTCTAACAGGGGCTGCGTTGCTTGAACTTCTTCCTCTTCTGGAAAAAACTTATCTAAAATGTTTTGCTTATCAGATGGATTTTTTCTTATCTGTACAACTGCACGTATAGCTTGTAAGTCACCAGTAGCAGCTCTTTGTAGTAAAGAATCTTCTAATACTTTATCCATCTTTTCTTTTGTAATTCTCTCATTGACTCTACTTAAGTCATCTAAACCATCTAAGTTTTCTTGTAGTGTCTGTGTGTCAATAACACCAGAACTAAGAAGCTGCAGCCCAGTTACAATCTTCTGCGGTTCATCGTAACCAGCCATAGCACCATACACTCTTCTTGTTTTGTAAGAACTTTGTATGTCTCTTTTTGGTTCATACGTTTCACTAAAAAATTTATTATCTCTATATCCAGATAGTTCTTTGACTTGTCCACCGTACATGTTCTCATCCCATTCAAGTCTTTTAGCATCTATCTGTTCTATAGCATCAGCCATAACGGTATGATATTCTCTAATCATAAGAGACATAGATGCGCCTAACTCTTCAAGTCCTCTACCAGTAGCAAAGCTAAGTGGTGACTGTGAATCATCAGTAGCTGGATAAGAAGCACCAACACGTAGTTGTCTTTCTATTCTGTCTATTTGTTGAAAGATTTGATACGGTATGTTAGATGAAGGTTTAGATACTGTGCTTCCAGGAGAAAAATAGTTAACAGCAAATCTACCTTTTTTATACTGTCCAGATTCTAATTCACCAGTTATGTTAGTTTCTGTAAAGACTGCATCTTCCATCGCAATAATTGACATAACATTAATTTTTGCCATAGAAGCCATAAGTCCTATTATCTGGTCATACTGTCCTTGCATCTGGTCAAAACTAAATTTCTTAGCTACAACAAATGATGGACCAGATTTAATTGGGTTAGGAATAAAATCTAATATTGTAGAAGAAGTCATGTGGTAAATGTATGTACCTTCTTCGTTATAGTATTCAGATATCAAGTCACCTTCGTTATTTGAGTTTGCCCATGAACCGTTATATGCGTCCTGGTATGCAGATGCATAACCACTAGCAACATTCACTACATTCTTTTCTTTTTTAATCTTCTCTGCATATTGTGGATATATCTTAGCTAAAGAAGATTTAGGTACTCTACGTACAACAGACATCTCTTTAGGTGATTGGTCTGGACCAAAGTATCCAGGAAAACAATTGTATGGGTCTCTTAGTTCAGCTACTGGATATGGTGTACCGTTCGCATCTTTTTTCTCTTTAATTACCCATGCAGCAAAACCATAGCCTGGTAACCATCTACCAACTTGTGGCATTTGTAAATCTAATCTTTGTACATCATCATATGCAGTAATAATTCTTGCTATTTTATCTGCACGTTGTCTTGCACGTTCTGAATCTTTATTGTTAGGTACATCAACTTTTAGATTAGGAATACGTCCTATCTTCTGTGCTAAGTGTTCTAAACCACTCATCATTAGGTTAGGCATTGGTACTTGCCAGTCCTGGAAACCTTTAACTTGGTCACCTAGTAAAGCTAAAATACCACTAGGTCCACCGTTCATAATAGAACGAATACGACCACGCATTGCATGATTATCTTGATTATCGTAATGTAACTGCGTTATCTTATCTTGTAATTCACTCGTATTCATATTCCTACCATGGTGCAGAGTTTAAGGAGCTTACATCAAAATTGCCATAGCTTGGTTGGTAATCGTATCCCATTTCTGCGATAAATTCCTTTTGTAATCTTCTTACAATCTTTATCGGAAACCAACTAGCCATAACTATATCTGACTTGTATCCTTTACTACTTGCCTTGTTAGCAGCATTTGAAAAATACAAAAGCTGCCTACGATATATATTACTCTTATTTTGTGAATCTGCACTACCATAAGGAAGATTTACTAATCCTTTATCAAACAACTCACTCATAGAACCTACACCGAAGTATGGGTCAAATTTATTTTTTTGTGTTTGATGTCCTTCTAGGTGAATACCTTTAGAAGATGTCCACTCTTTTAGTTCTCTATCTTGTCTAATAGCACGTTGAAAACCATTCTCTTCAATAATCCAATGAGATAAACCATACTTTGCATACCATTCTTTTATTGTTTTAAATGCTTGTGGTATGCCGCCACCTTTAGTATTTTCTAAATCTACCATGTACAATTTACCTTCACTTACATGATATGCCCATAGGAAAGCTGCCTGGTATCCAGTAGCTGCTGGGTCTAATCCAGCAATAAGTCTTGTACCAGCTGGTATGTGTCCTACATTCCTAGATTCATCTCTAGCTGCATCTAAGGATTCTACCTTAAACATCTGTAATCCTTCAGAGAACGGTCTATTCAAATACACCATCTCAAAGATTGCTAAACCACCAGTTGTTTGTGCATTCCTTCTTTGTGCCATAAGCCACTTGTAACTTCTTTTGCTAGCCCATAACATATGTTTTTTATGGTCCTTCTCTGAACCAGAATCTATTGGTATCTCTAAATCATGTGCGGATTCTATAATCTTGTCCCACTCATCGTTATCAATTAAGGAATTATACAAATCATCGGGATGCTGCCGTGAACCTATAACAACAATAGCTGTGTGTTCCTCTTTACGAGATGATAATGTTGTTGTCCACCATCTCTTAGTTTGTTCACGTGAACTAGGTTGTATTGTTGTACCGTGGTCCTCAATATCGTCTGCAATAATCAAATCACAGTCACGAGATAGAATCTTACCACCTTTACCTACAGCTACCATAGTTGGTGATTTAATACCAGTTACTGTTCTTGTCTTAACTGTAAACTGTCCAGAACTCCAGGTCTTACCAGTTCTGCTTCTAGGTTTAAAAGTTTCTCCTGGTCCACAAAAATCTTCTATTAACTTATCGTTATTTTCTAAGTGGTCCAGAACCGCACCTACTGCATTCTTTGCAATATCTTCATTACCACCTACCCACATAATCCTTACATTAGGATTTTTACAAATCTGATATACAGCAAAGTGTGTAAGTAAATCTGTCTTACCATGTCGTGGTGGACTAAGTATCATTAACTGTGAACCGTTTTTAATTGATTTTAAAATATTTTTAATCCAGTTCTTGTGAAACTTAGCTGTCTCATAAGGTTTGCCAGTTTCTGTAACAAAGTATCTATCTCTAAATTTTTCAAAAGATTCTAATGATTTCTTTGCTTCTTCTGGAATATTCCAGTTCTCTCTAGCTTCTGCAGTAGCTTTATCTTCTTTATATGCAAGTAACATTCTTGCTACTACACTCTGGTCAACACCAATATCTTCTGCTACAAACTTCTGTGTAAACTGTCCTTCTACTAATTCTGCTGCATAGTTCTCTACGAAATATAAATAATGTTCTCCACGATTAGCACGTGCATTAGGTGATGTAGATAACTTTTTTTGTTCTTTTACTTCTGCAGCTTTTGACCTAGCATTCGCTGCTTTAGTACATTGCAACTTACAATATTTTTGACGTCCATGAGTTTGTTTAAATTTATCTCCACAATGCGGACACGATATTGTTTTTAAATTAGGCATGCACGTTATTTATTCTTATCAGAAACTCTAGATTTTTGAACTTTTTTTATATCTACTTTTTTGCCTTCTTTATATTTTTTAGCAGTAGCTAATATCTCTAAAGCTCTTTTCTTTGCTGCTGCATCTGATAAACCTTCTAAGTATTTAGCTGGTACACCATATCGATATGGTTGTGTTCTTTTAGCCATTATTTTTTCTTACTACCTTTACGTAAATCTGTATCGTGTTTTTTAGAACCACCAATGTAACTGTTTACTCTACCCATAGCCCATTGGTGCATACTTACTCCAGGTCTTGACCCAGAACTCATATAAGCTCCCATACCTCTACGATAAACAGTTTTTAAAGTACTTAGTGATATACCACTAGACTTTGATTTTTTCTGTAATGCTGATAATGCGTTAGCTGGTATTTTAGCTGCCATTAGTTACCACATCTTGCAAGACCAATATCTTGCACTTGTCTTATCTTTAGCTGTAGAACATTTATGCCTGGCACGGAACGAAGCTCTAGCTTTTGGATTATCTTTACGAATCTCCATATTTGGGTCTCCGAACATAATCTTTTTAACTTTCCCATTAGACATAACAAACACTTTAAATTTCTTTCTACCATGTCCTGGTTCACCTTTTTGTATTCTAGAAGGACTGTTTAACTTGACCTTCATTCCACGCCATTCAGCCATTACCTTTTGGTCCTGACTTTGTTACGTTTCATACCTTTTTTTGGCTTATAATGTTTACCTGGCATTTGTTCTCCTATACTTTAATTATGGCAGAATACATATCGGGTAACAAGTACCCGAACTTCAAAAAGAATACACAGTATCAGAAAAACCGAATCTGCGTGCATTCTGCTTGTACTACCATCTTATCTCAATATAACAAATATAAATACTGTCATAAACATAAACCTAGAACTTTTCCAAGAATCAAAGGTAGAAACATAGATGAGACTAAACAAGAGCCTTTAGAATAAACAAAAGGACCTAGTCTTTCCTCCAGGTCCTTAAGTCGTACAGTCTGTCCATTTACTGTGTTATGAAAGAATACGAATCAAAAGTCAACCTTATTCATCTATAACAATCCTAGAACTGTCTCGTGATGTTAAGCTATCTTTCTTTTCATATCTTTGCCTATATCCCCATACAGGCAACCTTAGACTTTCTAAGGTGTAATTATTATATATAATCTAGCGAGCAAAGCGAGCTAAAAAAAATTTTTTATTCGCTATTGTTAATCCCGTGATTAAGTATCTCCCAGACTTGTGTTAGCAAGTCATGCATCTCGTCATGTAATTTTTGGTTAGTAACATGATTGTTAATATCAAACATGACACCCTCCAAATCTTTTAGTATTTCTTTATATCTTTTCATACCTTATCTATAGAACAAGAGTTTTTTATATTTCAATAAATTGTAATTGAATATCCTTTATGATAAAGTTAACGAACTACAAACAACCAGGAGCAAGTAGCAAGATACAGGTAAAGCGGACATCGGGAGTACAAAAGTCTCACCTTACAGCCAGTAAGACCAACTAGACAGACAAGTGAGATACCCAAGGTCTTGTAAAACATCCTAGTTTATAAAAAAAAATAACTAACACACTAGCCCGCTATATTCAGAATGACCCAGGATAGAATTTATTATTAATAATGAATTGTAAAGAATGTAAAAGAAAATTAAAACAAGTAAGTGATGTACGAGTGATGTGTGATTCATCACCTAACATATGTACATTATCTACAAAAGTTTTTAACAAACACAATATATAGTAGGTTTTTTTTAATCCACTTTATATAGTATTAAATTGGCAATAACTAAATCTAGTGTTACGAATACGAATACCCACCCCTCAAATTTACATTCCCATTCATTGTCCTATAATACGTATTATGTTGCGTTGACGTGTCAATAAATATAGGCTTTTAAAAATATAATTCAATGTTTATAGGCTTTGTAAATAGGTGTAAAAAACTACCCCATATTTTTTTTATTTTGGGGATGGCATGGGTTAGATTGAGAAGGATTGTTAGATAATTCCTTCTAAAAAAAAATAAAATAATCTTGTAACCTTTTGTGACATGTGAAGCTCTAAGTAGCATGAAAACAAAAACACAAAACACAATTACATTCTTGATTGGCGCTAGCGGTAGCGGTAAGTCAAGGCATGCAAGGAAACTTGCAAAAGATACAAATGCATTCATTATTGATGCTGATGAGATTAAATTAGCTCTTAATAAGAATATGCCAGTTGATTCAGATACTAATGCGGCTTTGCATCCAGCGGCTTCAGAATTATCTCAACAGCTGTTATTTAATTACATTTATAATCCAGATGCATTCTTAGCTCGATACAACAAAGATACAGTTATTTTTGATAATCGTGGTAAAAATTGGGATAAGGTCCAGATGCGCATAGATGCCGCATTACAAGCTGGCTTTAAGGTCCGCTTCGTTTATGTAGAAAATAATCTTGCATCTTGCTTGCTCAATGTACATAGACGCAACCGTACTAGCGCTCGTAAAATGTTTTTATCCGTATGCGCTAAAGACTTCGGTGGTACTGTGTACACTTCAGAAAAACTCAAAGAATATGCGAAGGCTGGCTTGATTGAGTTAGACATTGTTGAAGGCTTCAAGTCAGTCAAAAATAGATTCTTAATAAATCTTTGTAACCTAATTGTAAAAGTAATAGTCTAAATAATAAAGGAAGGTAAAGACATAATGAAAACATATAAAGAAATAATCAAAGACTGGAATAACAAATTCGATACAGTACGAATTGAATCTGGTGAATGGGTAAACGGTGAAGCAGCATTCAGAATGTACATTGAAGAAGGTCACACTGTTTATTACTCACTAAGTCACACACTAAAAGACTTCGTCAGCGGTAAGGAAATCTATCAATATTGTTTTGATAATTTTCTTCCAACCGTGTAACCATTTAGTAAAAGTAGTAGTCAAAGATAAGGAAGGAAGGAAAAATGGGTCAAGGTAATTGTTATCCAGCGGCATGGAATGCCATTAACTTTGTAAAAAAATCTGATGATTGGGTAGTGGTCCATGCGCTTAGAGATATCTTCAAAGGTGGTAATCACTTCGGTGGTCATGCATTCTTGTTAAATAAAAAAACAGATACTGTTTACGATGACTCAATCAGCGCCAAATATATTGATGGTTCTGTTGACGGTGTTGTTGATGGTATGCCACTCAAAGAGTATGCAGAAAAAACTTATCTATTAACTGAAGGTAAGTATGTCTGGAAAGAATACTCAATGAAAGAGCTTAACATTATTACTTTTATGCATGGATATCACAGTCCTTTTGACTTAGCCAAAGAGCGATGGGATTTATCACCAGAAGAATTTGAATCTAAGTTTCCTGGATTCAAAGACATTGCAGATTATATGAAAAATTATTTTCAGCCAACATTCGAGCCGCATTGGGTCGAGTTACAGAAGATGGCAGAGGAGGTGGAATGAAAGTAAAAGAGTTGAAGGCAGCTGTAGAAGTCTTTGATGAATTTAAAGATGATGAGTTTGTCAAAGAGATGTGGTCTTACAATGAGTATTTATTTTATGTAACCTTATTCATTAGTTGAAGTCTAAGTAAAGGAAGGAGAAATTATGAAGGAAGCACAAGAGTTCTATGAGGCTTTAAAGATAGTAGTTAATTTAGATATGCATTCTTTAGATGAGTTTTCATACGACACATTTATGGAGTTAGAGACTGTATTACATAAATACAAAACAGCACTGGAGGAAGAAGAATGAAATCAATCTATAGAGTTGTGTTCTGGAATGATGATGGAGATATCAAAGTTACAGCACCAACAACTTTTGATGATGCATATAACACAGCAGAAAAATGGGATGGTGTTATCTACAGATTAGATAAAACACAACCACCAAAAACACGAGCAGAGGAGAAAAGATAATGTACACAAAAAAAACTGACTATCGCTGGTCAAGTACTGATAACGATGAAGAAGTATTAGAGCGTGGTGTTGATTACCATTATAAAATCTGGAATCAATCATGTGCTAAGGATATATCAGTTCCATTTAGAATGAATGCAGCTTATGACTGGCATCCACCTTTAGATGTAGAAGAACAATTTGGTAGAACATACTGGACATTCTTTACCAGCCAATCTGGTGCGATTGCTTACGGTTCTTCAGATGTGCTGCACACAATTGACGCATTCATTAAAGTGCTAGAAGATATGAAGGCTACAGTCAAAGCTAATCCAGAACCAGAGTTTGAGTATGGTAAGTATCGTGAAAAAAAAGATGTAACCAATTCAGAAGAGATGGTGTCTAATTAACGTGAAACAAAAGGAAGGAAAACATGTTGGACTATGAGTTCTTCAAAGCAATCAGTGGATTGACTGATGAAGATTTAGAACTAACTAAAGACAGTGTGCTTAACTGCAATAACTGTTTTGCTTTGATACCAGGTGAGATACTACAAGACGCAGGTAATGCGTTCTTCTTGAGTGATTACACTTGCGAAAAATGCCAGGAGCCATTGGGTTTATGAAGCAGGTAGCAACACTCTATGCAGTCAAGCCAGTCTTAGGTCCAAAGAAAGTCCAGTTCCTAAAAGAGCTGGGCTTTACTAAGGAAGCAGGTCAATGGATGCTGCAAGGTAGCAAGCAAGAAATCCAGGAGCTTTGGGATGAGATAGATGTTTACAAAGATATCTATGGTAAGTGGGTAACCAAAGAGTTTCCAAAGAAGAACGGTTATCAAGATGCTTATTACAACAATAAGTATCCATTTAAGAATCACTACTGGAATAAATACAAGGTAGATTTTAGATTCTTCAATGACATTGAGATTGACTTTTACATGGAAGTCAAAGAAGTAGAAGAGGTATTAGCAGCAGCATGATATCAAATAAGTACGGACACACAAAGCTACATGACATGGTGCAAACCCACTTCATGCAGCTGCGTACCAGGATAATGAATAAAGGCTTAGACATACACAAGTATAGAGAGTTCCAGGAACTCAAGAGAATCTATAAATGTTTTCTTGAATGTGACTGTAACTTTATTCACGATGTGGAAGTCTAAGTAATGTACACAATAAAAGGAGAGCATAATGCCTAAAAGCATAGCAATACAAATAAAAGTAGTAGAAGAAAAATTAACTGAGCTGTACAAGTGGAGTGAAAACTTTCAGCCAGGTAGAAATCCTTTTGCTTTGTTCTTAGATATCATCGGTTATAGCGATGAGATACTAGGTACAAATCTTATAGAAGAACCATCTAAGGTTCACGAGTTTATGGGTTTCACAGAGTACGTCATGTTAGGTGATGCACTTAAAGTATTTAATAACAATGGATACTTGCAAGTGTATGAAGCATGCATGAACTTACTTAAATCAGAGGAGCAAGAATAGAGTTTGCTTCTTGTGTTCGGTCTGGTTTCTGCTGCAAGCAGAGACCATGTCCGTTCGGTAAACCAACAAGCGAAGATAACTTAGCTTGTATTTATCTTGGTGGTGATGCACCAGGTAACTATTACTGCGAGAAGTATGACGAGATACAAGCTGGCATGCCAGATAACATGGCTGACTTCAGTCCAGCATTCGGTGGTGGTTGTTCTTCTCCGATGTTTAACCCCGACAGGGATAAAGTATTATTAGAAATTAAAAGAAGGAGGTGATACTGATGTGTAGTTTACAGGACTATTTGATGACCAGCATGGTTGCATTCATACTAGGACTGACTGCTGTCTCTGCATACTTCCATGCCTTGTCATGGTACGGATACAGAAAAGCAAAAAAACAATCCCGTAACTTATAGTTACGTGTATAATGGTTATTAATAAACGTAAAAGGAGGTTACGTTGTCAAGCATCTGTATGATGTGTGGTAATCACACACACTTGGTAAACGCCAGGCATGTTTGCATAAATGATTTGTGCAAGATGTACTTAGTGCCACAAGTAACACAAATTACTATTACAAATAACGCAATTTATTTGTAACCAAATTAAAAGTACAAGAGTCTTATATAGACAGGAAGGAATAGATGACAGAAGTTAAATCACCATTGCTTAATGATTTGCGTATGGCTGCAATGAGTATTGATACGTTTACTAAGAAGCGTAACAATACAATTAAATATCTATTTGAGAATAGACAGTCACAAAAAATAACAGTAGATACTATTGCAGAAGCAGCTGGCATATCACGTAAGCATGTTTACACAATAGCGAAGGAAGGTAAAGATGCCGAACTTTAATTTAGAGAACTACGAAACAGTAGAAGAACGACTATCTAAGTACTGGAAGGACCATCCCAATGGTAGGATATGGACCGAAGTAGTACAGATTAGTGACGATGGTTCTATAGTAACAATTAAAGCATTAGTCTATAAAGACATAGAAGATGTCAACCCAGTTGCAACAGGTATAGCCCAGGAGACTCAAGGTCAAGGTGGGTTTGCTAACAAGGATGCCTGGATGGAGAACTGTGAGACATCAGCTATCGGTAGAGCTTTAGCCAACTGGAAATACCAGGGCAGCAATAAGCCAAGACCAAGCAGACAAGAGATGAGCAAAGTATCTGACAAGCCAGCAGCCAAGGCAGCTGCGCCTAAAAAAAAAGATACAGCACCAGAGAAGGTGAAGTCCCCTTCTAATGAACTCAAGCAAATCATATTAGATATGTGTAATGGAGACAAAGACTTTGCAGCTAACGTATGGAAGGTTACAACTGCAAGGATGGATGTTAAGAAGGAGATGCCTAAAGATGTAGCAGAGTACACAGATGATAACCAAAAAGTATTCATTGATGTAGCTGCTAAATATATTGACAAGCAAAAAAAAACTTTTGAAGAACGTCAAGGTAATTCAGAAGCAATAAACAATGTCATTGAAACTTTCGATGACGTAGAGATAAAAGAAGGAGAAGAAGATATGGCTAATATTCCAGACGGAGAGTGGCAAGGACAAGAGATGAGTGATGCACAGAAGAATTTTCTAAGTTCACTTATTGACCAAGCAATTGATGACGGTAAGGACCAACTAGCAGCAGAAGCTAAGACCTTTATGAACAGCGGTAATGCTACAAAAGGTAAAGCATCTGAATGGATTGAGAAACTAAAGTCATGACGTACACACGAGTAGTGAAGGTTCCTAACGAAGGTACAGATACATACCGAGTGCTGCAAACTTTAAAGGCAGCCAACAATGAATGGGTATGTGGAGCTGACTTTCATAAAATGTATCTGCCAACTTATGCACAACGTATTTCTGACCTACGTAAGATGGGTTACGGCATACAATCAGCACGATGCAGAGACCATTTGTTATGGAAGCACAATCACAGAGGAGATATTGCAATGTATTTATTAACAGATGATGAGGAGGCACCGTTCTAATGAATGAAGTAAAAGTAAAAGATGCAGACATATTAGTTCTAGTAAAAGAATTATTAACTAGAAGAGACAATGGAGTTCAGTTGTTTAGAGAAGCAACTATAACTGCTAAAGATGGAAGAGTGCAGCTGCTAGGAATCATGGCAGCTGTAGAGATGAAGCTAACAGATACAGAGGAGGAGTAACCATGGTTATGGATATGATGGTTGAGGATAAAATCAAAGCCTCTGATATGTGGGAGATAAACAATCCAAGAGTACATGCAGTCATGAGAAACTTGATGGTTCTTGTGGACCATTCAGATACAATACCAGATGAAATAACACATGAGGTTTTATCTTATGTATTGTCTTTGCTTGAAGCGTATGGTGACCCAAACTTTAAGGTACCAGTCCAGGCACAATAATGTACAGACCATTGCCAGATTTCCTGGCAGTACACCCTAGTTCAATAGATGGTGTTGGTATCTTTGCAATAGCAGACATACCAGCTGGTACATATATTGGATTAACTCATGTGCTTTGGTTCGGAGAGCCGAACAACTTATTGAGAACACCACTTGGTGGTTTTATAAATCATAGCGATACACCAAATTGCAAATTAAAAGGTAAGGTTATGAAACATTTATATGCAACAAGTGATATATCAATAGGAGACGAACTAACTATTACGTATAGTTTGTATCAAGTCTAAAGAATCTTTAGGTTATCCCATCCTTTTTTATTTACAGTAAATGTAAGTACTCCAGGATGGGACCAAAGACCAGACCTTGCAGTAAAGTCAATGCTCTTATCTAAGCTAGGACTTTGGAACCATGTTCTATCACCTTGCTGCTTCGCACGAAAATGATGATAGTGACCCGTAATTAAAATCTGTACGGCACTCATTGGTAAGAACCCATACATCTGGCCCTTCCACCAGTTCTCAATTTTATTTTCTGGATTGCTGCCGCTGCCACCAGTCATATGACCATGAGTCCAACCGCATGGTATCCCCTTGATATCCATTACCTGGTGAAAACCATCTGGTATATCTACAGTTACATTCTTATATCTCTCTTTATTTGCAGACATAATCTCTTCACATATTTGTAGATGCATCGTATCAGAGTTATCTAATCTAGTAGTAGCAACTTGACCTTTACTTGTCCTGGACATCTCACCATGGTTACCAGGCGCACCAGCAAGAACTAACTTATCAGCATGTGGTAAGAATGTATCTATAGTTTTCATAATCATAGACCTAGCTAATGCATATTGCTCAATCAGTGTGAGAGAAACATTGTGCGGCTGGCTCTCGTAAAAATGTGGTGTACAGTTTTCTGTAAGGTCACCTAATCCTATCATGTATATCTCATCTATCTGGACCCCAGCTCTGCGCAGCTCTTTGATTCTGTTGACTGCATCTTGCAGCGCAACGTCATATCGTTTAATAGTGTTCTCTACACCAAAGTCTTTTTTACCTAGCTGCCAATCAGCCAGAAAGAATAAGAATGCAGTATCACCACCGTGAGTTTTAGATTTAAGTGGCGGCTTCTTACCAGCTTGTTTGAATAGAGCTTTAAAATATTTATCTTGTCCTGGATTCTTCTTACGTACGATACCTTTAAATGCGTAAAAGGTTTCTACTACACCACCTTTAAGCTGCGCATTCCAGGACGATGCACGTACTGTATCTACAATCTCATATATCTTTGGGTCAAAACCCCAGGTAAGAAGAATGTCATCAAACTTATTCCTAAAGTTTGGGTCCGTTCCTACATGTGTGATTTCACCTTGACCAGTAGCTTCGTTTATCTCTAGTCCAGGCTGCCATCCAGATTTATAAAAATTATTACCCCATTCTTGAGGTACTTTTTTAGTCATAAACTAACCTCCCTGTTATAACTATTATACACAGTCAAAGAGAGGTATTGTGTTATTTAGATATTTGTTTCTTAGCGAACTCTTTGATTACAACTAAAGCTGCACCAGCACCAGACATAGCAGCAAGCTGCAAAGCCGATGCGTCAACACCGACCAATGGAGCTACTGTCAAAGCCCCAATAAAGGCTTCAACAAATGTCCACAAAGTTTTCTCTAACATTCCTTTAAGTTCTTCACTCATTGTATTAGTTTTCCTAACTTTAATTTCTTTTGTATGTCCTCAAGTATAGCAATAATCTTATCCATTTTCTCCTCAAAACTTTGTGGTATATAGTTTTGTGGTGGACTGTCATTACTAACTTCTTGAACTTTTAAACCTTCTATGATGTGTTGTCTCCAGGCATCACCAGGACAACTTGTTTGTTTAAACGATGAGTGTGGTCTTAGTTCTCCACCGACTTGTGAGTAGAGCCACTTAACAGATTCAATAGCTTTATCTGAAGGTTTGTCGGCAGGTTTGCTACCACCAAGCCAACACACAGCAACATAATGCTTGTTATTGTAGTTAATCTCTTGCCTACTGTTACCACCTTGTGCTGCACTTCTGTTTCCAAATCCTCTACCTTCATAAATCTGTCCTGTATCTCCTACTAAAAAATTGTATGCTATATCATTCCAACCTCTATCAACTTGATGAAGTCTCTGTATAGTTTTAGCTTGGTCCATCTCTGCCTGGTTACCTACAGCTACTGGATAAGCAGACCAATGGATTACTAAACCTTTTACTTCTCCTAGTTTAGAGTATCTAGTCTTTGCTGGGTTAGCTCCCCAGCTATCTCTACTTATAATATTCATATAAGTATCTTAGCCATTTAATTTAAAAAGTAATTCAGTAAAGTTACTTTCTAACATATCAAGTTCGCTATTCATCTCCTGGACCATAAGGTCACAACCTGTTTGATGCTGCTTTATTTCCTCTATTGAGTTAAATACCCAACCGAATGCACCAAGCATAGCTGATAAGACTACTGGTGCTAATACTTTTAAATCTATTTTCATAACATAAAGTTTCCGACAAGCGTTATGATTGCAACGATTGTACCTAAGATTGTATAAAATTCTTTTCTATCTATTTTGTTTTCAAGTTTGTTATCAACTTCTTCAAGTTTATCCAACACCATAGTGAGCATCTCCTTCTGTGTAAATCCATTACCATTAGTGCTACTCATTATGGTAAGTCATCCTCTGACATATAGATGTCATCTGACCAGGTGTATGCTTTGTCGAAGTAGTTACGATTTTCCCAGTCGTAGTTATTTATTCTTTTAATAAGATTATGAATATCTTTTAAAAAAAATCCTAATAAAAAACCTATGATGTAGTCCATTCGTGGATTATACCATATTATTTATTGTCGTGTTTGTAGTTAACTCCACTAATTATAGATTTTTTAAATTCATTATCTATATCTTTATACTCTTGTTTAGTTCCAGGTCTGATATCTAATTCTAATTTTTCATTGTTTCTTTTGTAAATAAAACACTGTATTAATGGTGTACCACCTTGTACATAGAAATTAGTTTTTAATATTTCTAATGGAAATGTAGCAAAACCCCATTTGTCTGCTTCTACTATTGCAGGTAAACATCTAAACTCATCTCTAAAATGATAAAAGGGGTCAGTAAAATATATGTTATATCCTTCAGGTACAAATATTTTATATGGCATTTGTATTTTCATAATCATATTGTTAGCCAATGGTTTAATAGGTAAATGTTCAAACTGTTCTTTAGAGTGATAGCTAATAAATTCAGGTTCTAATGGATATGGACCTGCTGCTCTTGATGATAAATCCCATCTTTGTTCTACAATATTATCTTCAACTTCATTAGTATAAAACTTTAAATCACCCCATAAAGGTATTACAATTCCTTCACTTACGAAGTCCTGTATAGCAGGACAGTTTTTAATAGTTAATGGTTTGTGTAAACTTTTATTTTGTTCATATTTAAAATGTTCTAAGTGTGTTCCTAATTTTGTTTTCTTATACCAGTCAGGAAGCAACTTGTTAGTTAATACAGGTGGGTATAACTCTAATAGTGTTTCATATTCTTTTCTTTTAGGTATTACAGTTATTTTCATTTGTAAGTTTTACTTTGATGAATAAGTCTTGCATAATGATTTGCGACTTTTCTAGCAAAAGATATTTCTCTAAGAGTTTCGTATTCACCATCTTTCCAATAACCAGTTTTCATTTTCCAATTATCTCTTTTAAATGGAATTAATTGTGCTATTGGTGTTCCCATTTTTATAACACCTTCATGATGATTAGATACCCATACTGGTAAAGCAAAAGAAAATTCTGATACATCTGTATCTATAATTGCAGGTAATGCTCTAAATGGATTATCGTGTTCTAATAGTGTAGGTAAAACTAAAGTAGAATATCCTTTAGGTGTAATAGGAATAGTTCCCCAATTTAATTTACTAACATGTTCGTGATAGCCATAAGGTGGTTTTATTAACATTGAATTTTCTGAATGTAAAGTAAAAACATTAGCATTAAGTTTCCAATTAATATGATATGAATTATTATCTGTTTGTTCTAATATTACTTCACATGGAAGTTCTACTGTATATCCTATTGTCATAGCATCAACAAAAGGAACACATTTACGAACTG